TGGGCTGATCAGCAGAAGCATACGCGCGCGCTGTTCGGGGAAGACGGTATTTCAGAATGGGAAGGGCTCATTACGGTGGCCCAAGAAAACCGAAAGTGTATTCTTGAAAACCGTAGAGCCATTCTCGCTATTCTTAATATCCTAATTACAAAAGGAATAATAGACCCCACAGACCCCGAGATCATTGAGGTTCTCAAGATCTTGAGGCACTTCGAGTAACTCTTTTAACTTTCCATAATAAGTTTCAGTCTTTCAGCGTGCATCTCGAGATTAAATGAAGGATTGACTTTCATGAGGTCTTGGATAATGTCGCCTGCGAGGTTACGGGTTGCCTCGAGATCATATCCCTGCATGATGATGACTTGATTTAGAGCCTGCGTGAGGTTGTTAATGTGGACAACGCGCTTCGTGTATTCATAGTCTTTGAGCAACGCTTGTTTCTCAAGTTCCAACGTTTCGAGATCTGATTGATAGGCTTTTAATCTATATTGGCATTCGGCTATTGCGATTTTGATTTCCGAGATGCGTTCATTGAAGATCGCGAGCTTGGAATTTATTACGAGGTCTTCGAACTCCTGCGATAGCACCATGTCGAGTGATCTTTCTAGTACTGGAGAGAGTTCAAAACCGAGGGCGCGGGCCCTAGTTACTTTATCTTCGTCGACATAGACTGAGTAGGTTTTCTTCATGTAGCATCCTCCAGTTGTGTATTCTTGTAGTTATCGAGTTTCGACTTCAATACCAATGCCTCCCACCAGAGTTCAGAGTGGGCATCCATCCGCTCAATTGCCTCGTTGAGGATCTGGATGGCTTCTGTTAATAGCTCTTCTGAGATTTCCATGATCAACACCTTTTCGTACGTCGTTACTTATAGCGGTCTATGCTGTGAGTTAGTGTAAATTTGGAGCGAGTCTTCATATCCGGCATGTAACTTTTAATTCAATAATTCGGTTTATATACAAATGGAGTATCTACTCCAACACGACAACGCGAGAGCCGTGATTTTCAATCATACCGAAGCGCGTGAGCTCCGTTAGCACGTCTGCGACTTGGCGTGCATTCCAACCTACCATCGTGCATTCCTGAATGAGATCCGGTTTAGAGATCTGTATCTTGCCGTCAATAGATGAGCCGCACGCCTTGATGATCTTCATCATCTGCGCGTGATCAACACCCGCTGCTATTTCATCGCGCCACTTCTTTTCGCGATTCACTAACTGGAGGAGTTCCTTATCTTGCGCCTCAATCATCATATGAGGCTCTGGACCATATGTTGCTAAATGCCACCCTAGCAGCAACCGATCAAAATAACTACTTTCGTACGAAAATAAATTCAGTTCCTCATACAACTTAAGGACGCTGTCTCCGAAGTCAATAGTTTCAATACGCTCCATGTTGGAAACCGAATTCTTAATCAATCCCCACAAGTTATCCATTTCCCTAACATCAGGTCTGATATTCCTCGTCTTATGCATAGTACGCATGAGAGCAATATTATCTAGCTTAGTGGGTAGAAATAGTAAAAAGCACATACGGCGCCCTAGACCACTCGATAGATCGTACTTCGCGGGCTGAACACCCGCCCATAGAGTTAAATTCGTAGTATATTCTATGCGCCCGGTGCCTAGTCTTTTTACAACATGCCCGTGATCGAGAGCTGCCAACAGTTGGGCATCCATCTGACTATTGTATTGCACTTTCATTGCATTCGTGAGTGCGCTGAACTCATCGATTAACAGCATGCCGTCTTTGTAATCGGCAGCCGCGCCTAATGTCGGGTGTCCAATACCATCTATATCGCGAATAGTACCTACGAATGCTGCCTCTGTCATTGATTGCTCAAAGCCAATAGGTACTCCACAATTCCTAAAGATTGAGAAACGTTCGCCCCCCATAGTCCCCATGTAAAAGCTCTTCATGAAGCCAGCGGGGGCTACGAACAAAATATGTAAGCGCATGTTCGGAACTCTCTTAGAATCCCAATAGATCTCTCTTCTCTGATTCATTTGGTTGAAAGCATGTGTCATGAAGGAGCATACATAGTAAGGAGCATATGTTTCATATAGATAAACAGAACGGGCTTTAAGTTCCTCCATCACAGCTTCCATTACTTCCATGATCTTTCACCATGTGCGTGTTAACAAATCCTTTATCCTCGCACTTTTTGCTTTCCCAATGCCATGAACCTTTTGGAGATCCTTTTCAGATGCATTCATCATATTCTGGAGTGAGCCAAACCGCATCTTGAGTTCCTTCATCTCATTAATCGTTACCCCGAAGTAGCGCGCCAATAAATTATCCGGCTCCCTCCTACTCGGTACCATGTACTTGCCTTCCTCCACGCCTTGCATAAACCTTACCATTTCAACAAGGCCGTCATAATGATCCTGTATCCACATGATGTGAATACGCTCTCTACATGATATAGATGCGATAGCACCGATAAGAATATCAGGCTTAATAATAACCCCAAGCTCCTCTTTCATTTGATTGACATAATCATCAATACTCCCAGTGATAAGAACAAAGAGAACTCTGTCATCATGAGTTGCCAACCTGCTGAGCTGTGATGATAATCTACCGGGCTTACCCCCAACTCCCATAATGCTGCCGTAAAGGTCGGCGATTGTCTTACGTTCTACTAACACAGAACCGGAGTCAAAATCGCCTTCATCGAGCTTTTGCCACTTGAATGTGTGCTCGGGGAAGCGTTCTGTGAGAAAAGAATATGTGGGTTTCTTTTCTCTAGTGTCTACTAGTATCTCCATGCAATCACCCTACAGCAGTTCGTCGCCCTTCCTGCACACAGCAACCACATTATGTTGGTGGATGGATTCTTCATGTTCGCAGACGACAACCCAGTCGTTAAACCAGTTGTCGATTGCTTTTGCCACTTCACGCGCAGCATCCTCCACGAACATATTTGTGTCTGCAGCCCTCTCACACCATGCGAGTTCATCCTTCCTCTTCATGTGAGGGAGCGGGATTAGAACAACTGCATTGCAGATCTTGCTTATAGCGGTGCAGATCGCGGTTGACAGATCCTCATTGGGATTCAGTAAGCCTGTTACACGCGCCTTCGCTCTCTGCATATGTGGGATACCGTGACCCTTCGCTTTTACCATTTCGTGGCTGCACGGACAAACAGATGCATATGGCACTTCTAGAGTTACATACCATTTTACGTCCTTGTCGCGCTTCACACCTTCTAAACGGCATGCAGTCTTGAGATTCTGATTCTCTTCTGTATCATGGAGACTCTCCCAAGCGCAGTCCCAGTAGGAGTTAG